GGTTTGGGTTGCTCGTTTTCGTGGTCGCTATGGAACGCCACCGGCATCGGGGTCGCGACTGCAATGCCATCGGTACATGAGTGCGGCCCCGACATTGGCCCGTTAGCTAACCCGCTCTGAGGGCTGGCGAAGGAAAACATAGACGCAAAAAAGCCGTTTACAACTGCGCTCGGTAGGAACCTTGCCTCATGAATCAACGACCCATCATCAGGCAAGGCGTAACGCATGTGTAAACGGCCTTCAACTCGTCGCTTCCTACGGCAACAGGCAAACTCTACCACAGCTTGGTCAGGCTGCATAGGGGTTGACCCTCCTGACCCGTCCGGTGTCGGCATAGTCGTCCTCGTCCCATGCGTCATCAGGCGGTGGGTCAATCTCCAGCCACCCAGCATCGCGCAGGTAGCGCAGGGCCTGCGTACAGGCGTCCACCAAATCGTCGTGCGTTGTCTCGGGGAACGAGCAGATCTGGCTGATGAACCCCTCCGCCCAGTCCTTGACGTAGCCCTTGCGGTTGTCGCTCTCAGGAATCCATACCCGGCCACGGGCGATGATGTTGCTCACAATGTTCAGCCGCTGGAGCTTGTCGGCCCGTCCGGGGTTGTACGCCCTCACAGGCAAGTGAGCCCTCTGAAGGTCTTGGATCAGGCTGATCCCGGCGCTCTTGTCCTCAATCAGCAGGAGGTCCACCCGCTTCCTGTCCTTGCCCTCCCCGAACACCGTCTCGTACTCCTCGATCACCTTGGGGCGCAGGTCGGGATACATCATGCGCTCCTGCCAGCAGTCGATCACCATGACGCTCATGGGGCTGTCCTGCGGCTTGAACACCCCAAAGGTGATGCAGGCGGTCGGGTCGTTCTGCGCCTTCTCACTGGTCGCGACGTCGTAGCTCTGAATGATGTACTCAAACTTGGGGAACGGCAGACCCGCTGGCCAGAGCTTGAACATCTCCCGCTTGACGATACCGCCCTCTTCCGGGTCGATGATCTCGGCGTAGATCTCCTGCCGCCCCAGCTTGGTGCCCTCGTAGGCGAGGATCTGCTTCCTGAAGTTGTCGGACAGGTTGGACAGGTTGGCGTAGGTCGAGGCGGTCGTCATCACGACGTCGTCACCCTCTCGCCCGATCAACTCAATGATCAGATCCTTGGGGCGCGGCGTGGTGGTGCAGATCATCCGGGTGCGCTTGCCTAGCCTCATGCCAAACTGGATCTGGTCCCACGCCTCTTGTATATAGTCCCACGCCGCAAGCTCGTCGCACCAGCCACCGTGGAACTGCGGCCCCCGGAACCGCTCAGGCTCGGATGCGGGTATACCCTTGATCAGGCTGCCATTGGTCAGGCGAAGCTCATGGGCGGTTTTGTTGTAGTCCGCCACCAGTGACTTAGGGATGATGGTCATCAGGCCGCTGTCACCCTCAAAGCAGGTGCCACGGACGTCGGCAGAGGTGGGGGCAGCCACCAGCCAGCGGGTGCCGGGCTGCTCGTATGCCCACCACGCTATCTGCTCGGCAGCCGTGCGGGTCTTCCCAGCCCCCCGCCCAGCCAGCATCAGCCATATAGACCACCAGTCCCCCGGCGGCAAGACCTGATGCTCATGTTGCAACGCAAACCATGACATCCGCCATGACCACGCCAGCCGGTACTCAGGGCTGGCCAGCGCAAGATGCCTCTTAACCTCCGGGTCCGAGACTATCTGCGCAATGTCACTCATGCGCCTTGACTTGCTTCTTAAGCTCGGCGTTTTTCATGATCGCTGCGAGAAACCCGTCAGCCTCCACCTGAGCCTCAACCTGTATCGGGTTCCCGGGATCCCCGCCCAGCGCCACCTTGGTGCCGTACTTCTTGGGGTTCCAGCAAGCCAGCAGCTTGAGGCGGTGCTCTGCGCGGTTCTTGTTCCAAGAGATGCTGCCGGGATCGTAACGCTTGTTCCCGGCCTCGTCGAACACAGCCAGCGGCTCGCCGTCCATGATGGCCAGTGATTGCTCGGCCATGGCGTCGCAACCTTCCTCGCGGGCGCGTGCGAACTGGGCAGAAAGACTGTCACTGCGTGCCACCCAATCGTAGAACGTTCGTCGCTCCGGCATTCTGTCATCCTTGCATATCTGCAGGAGAGGCTCTCCTGTACTGATGCGGCGGCAGATCTCTTGTGCGATCTCTGCTGTGTGCGTGCTTGGTCTGCCGATCTTCTTGGGAGCCGCCACAGGCTGTTTGGCTACCAACCCCTTGGCTTTTGGCTTCGGGGCTGCTGTGGGGCGTTGTGATGGCTTTGCGGCTGGTTTCATGGCCTGTCCTTGGTTGCCGCATAGTAACCGACTTGCTACTCTTCCGCCTCTGGTGCGAGGTACTGCTCGACCTTGACCCCTGCGGTGAGGTGCTTGACCAGATCCGTCTGACTTGCCACCGAGACGCTGAACATCTTGTTTGCAACATGACTCAGGGCCTGCTGGCGCAAGCTTGCGTTGACTAGCCGCGTGCCTTGTTGCCCGTGGACGACATAAATTCGTTCTGCCATTTTCTCTCTCCGTATTGTTTGATGTAACCAGCTTAAACCGAATTGGTTTCCATTCGCTTTCCATTCGCTAAATGAGGTCTGGCAGCAGGCATAACGCCACCAAAAACGCAACGAACATTGTACCAATGATCCATTTGCTCAGGGTTGATTCTTGATCCATTATGCTGCCACCAATTCGGTCACTGCCACCACCTGACCGCCCTCGCGGATTGCAGTTGCGCCCGTAGCTGGGGCGTAGACATTCGGCGTACCGGCAGGCAGTGCGCCCAGCACCATGCCAGACACAATGCAGGGCACTGGTATGCCGTGCGAGTCGCGGATCAGCCCCGTTACGGGGCCGTAGGTGTTGCGGACAACAGGGACGCCAGCCACCACCGCGCCCGTAAGCGTGGCAATGGTGGAAACACGGGCCAATTGGCCTGATGGCGGGAATGTCACATCACCTGCGGGTGTCCGCAGTGTGATGGCATGGGGGGTCAAATTAATCATTTAACAGATACTGGTGGCCATACTTGTCCGGGCGCTCTCATGACAAATCCAGTTCTGCGGTCTGCTTGACTTCGACCTTGAAGCCCAGCGATTGGGCGTGCTTGAGGGTTGCCCTGCTCAACGTCTTCTGGCCGGCAATGTCAGCAAATATTTGTGCGACCACGTTTGCGGGGTAAATCATTTCCTTCCCGTAAACTGTCTTAATGGTGACCAAAAGTGATTCCATGATTCGCTTTCTTTCTGTTTGCCTGCTCGATTGCAGTGATGGTAGTGTAACCTCAAATTAAAGCTTGTCCACAAATATCGTTTAATCCCGACAAGAACTGAGGGGTATTGCATTGGCCTCTATATAAAGCAAAATCAGCCCAAGCAACTCTGAAGCGACCGCTCACATACGTTTTTGCGTTATCCACAGGTTGTTGTTATCCACACCCCTGTGCATAACCGCTTATCCACACCTCAAACGAACTTTATCCCCACAGAATTTGGCCGAAAAGGCCGAGTTATCCACAAATCAGGGGTTAACCCGTATGCCCCTAGAAGGGCCGCAATGGGGCCTAGAAGGCGTCGAAATCTTTTTAAGCCACTACCCCACCAGAACCTTCCTGATCGAGCCTCCTGCGAGGTTCTGTGCGGTTTCACCAAATTGGTGCACTACAGAAATTATGGCCCTTTTGTCAACTTGGCACGGGCCTTGCTTGTGCCTCAATCAAGGGTTTTCCCTTCCTTCGCCGCCCTCTCGGTCAGCCAGCGCCTGAACGCTCGGGTGCCGCCTATCTCAATAAAGTAGTCGCGCATGGTGGTGCGAACGCGGATGTGCAGGGGCACGGTTGGCGGCGCTGGTGGCCTGCCGACCGGCCTCTTGGCTGGCTCTGTCTTCTTTGTCACTTGCTGCTCTTTATATAGTGGATCAACGCAGACCCATCGCCTCGTCCTCGTCGCACCGGCGCTCCCATGCGCAGTCGTCGTCTTGACCGTAAGCAACGTAGGCGTCAGACCCGTACACCGCCCGACCGGGCGTCCAGCACTTGCCGTCCAGCTTGCCGCCTGCCTCTACGTGCTGCCAGACCTTGTTGCGAAGCGCCACGGCCTCGCCCTCGGTGCGGAAAGAGCGGTTGTGTTGCAGGCGGTCACCGTACTCGTTTGTTGCCGCCACAAAGTAGATCAGACCGTGCCGCTCCCCACGGGGATTTGTGTAGTCTGCATTCTCAGGGTTGACGCTGACGACAACCATCTCGTCATATATATCGAACATTGTGAAGGTTTTGGTGTTCATGGTCGTTCCTTTCAGTTGGTCTTGTCAAGCTTCAACTGCCGCTCGCGCAGGGCGTCAATCTCAGCCCAGAGCTTTACAGCGTAGTCCTCGGCAATGTCTTGCCCCCAAATGTTCAGCGTGTCGTGGCAGTCCATCAGGGCACGCCGGCAGGTATAGACGTCATACCCTGCCACCTTGCGGGTCATGACTGCGTGGTGGTTGCTGTAGTTCATTTTGGGTCCTTTGCGGCCTGCTTGGCCTCGTATTCTGCTTGGGCCTTGGCCACCAGACGCTGGATGTCCAGCGTGACCAGCCTGTCAAATTCTTGCTGCGTCATACGATGAAGTCAGGATGTTGAACTACTGCGGGAACTGCTGCTGCTGCGCAGATGATCTCGTTTCTGCTGCGGTAGCTGGCACGAATCAGCGCGCTAAATGAACGTGCCAAATAGTCAATACCTACAGGCCGTTGATCTGCGGGCATGCGCATGATGGCATTCAAGCGGGTAACTTCGCGGGACTCTGACTTGTTCATGGTGTTTTCCTTGTTGCCTGCTTGATTGCAGTGATGCTAGTGTAACCTTAAATTACACCAGCGTGTAGCCTACATAAAATATTTACTAGGTACTTACCCTAACTGAAATGTTCTGCAATCTGTCCCTCAATTCGGGACTCGTCGTTGCTAGACATCTTTTTAGCCAACCATGGTGCTGGACGTCCACGGCGATCACAAACATCCCACTCGCAATCGGTATAGCCGCTGTAGTCCCAACTGTTGTCCGCCCTCATGTCTGCGGCCACTTGCCGGTAGTCAGTCACCCCGACGATGCAGGGGATGCCAGCCACATAGCTGTCAATCTTTGCGATGTACATGATGATCTCCTGTGGGGGCCGAGACCCCCTGTTTGGTTTAGAAGCTTGGGTCAACGTAATGGTCACGACGGCCAAGGATAAGCCCACCTTGGCCCTTCTTGAACTTGCCGGTGTCCTGATTGACGTAGCCGTACACCCATGCGCCAGTCTTGCGGTCCATGCGATAGATGTTGGCGTAACCCATAGGGTTTGGCACAAAGGAAAAGGTGGCGCTGCCGTCGTGCGTGCTGCCTGCGATCACAAGCGCTTTGTCTTCCACGACGCGGATCTCATACAGCCAACGAGCGCCGCAAAGCTCCGTCACCTCAGTGACGGTGGCGGCGTGGCGGTCAGTCCACGACAGGGTTGTAGCTGCCATGCCGACCACAGGCTTGGATGCGCCTACAGTCATGCGGCTGTAGAGGTGGTTCACGAGGCTGTTGGTTTGGGTTCCAAGTTTCATTTCGCTTTCCTTCGCTGTTATCTGCGGATTGCAGTGTTGATAGTGTAACCCTGAATTAAACAGGCAGTGGGGTTCCTGCCTGTTATTTGCATAGGGACAAACCCTTATGCCACCTCCAACAGCTTGGGGCGCTGGATGATGGTTTGCTTGATGCCGTTGTAAACCGTGTGCTCTTTGACGCTGGCGCTGACGGTGTTTGTGTCGCCCTTACGGCCAATGTCGGTTTTGCCCTTGTACGTGACTGCGTTGCCCTGATCGTCGCGAGCAATAGTGATGTAGGTAGCACCCCACTGAGACTCCAGCACAATGATGCGCTCGACGGTAATCGTGATCGTAACCTTGCCGCCCACAGCCCCAACGTGCTGGCTGTTGGCGCGTGCCGCCTCGGTGCGGTCAATCACCGCAAAACAGGACTCGACTGCCTCAACTTGACGGGCGGTCAGGTTGCCCCAATTGGCCAAGTTGTAACCCATGCTCTGCAAAAACGCATTGTTGCCCTCGTAAGCCGTCAGGCGGGCCACCACGGCGCGGTTGGCGTCGCGCCATGCTTGGGTAGCCTCAAGGCGGTCAACGGCCCTCTGGGCGCGTTCTGCGGCCACCTGAGCCTGCCGGACAGCACGGCGGGACTGTGCGCCAGCCTGCCGGCGTGCGCGGGTGTGAGCGGCGCGCACTTCCAAAAATCGGTCGATACCCCAGCCAGTCTTTGCTACGCAGTCGCAGCCGACCTTGAACTGCTTGGCACCGGCGATGGAGCCCTTGATCCAGAATTCCCAACGGATGCCCGTGCCGCAGTAGTCGCAGCAGCCGCCAGCTTTGCTCGTGCCGTCGCCGTTTGCAAACACGTTTTCGGTTACGTGCGTGCAAGAAAAGGGGGCTTTGCCGAGTCCTGCTTTTTCAAATGGGTGGGTCATGATTCGCTTTCGTTCTGTGGTGCTGCGGTGGTGCAGTGATGGTAGTGTAACACCAGATTAAACGTTGCAACACCTTTCTTCTAAGTGTTTACCCTTGCATGTGGTTTTAAAAAAGAACTTTTTATCAAAACTTCCTGAGTTGTAAATCGGTGCAAATTAGCGCACTCGTACCTGCGGCGAACCCCAATTGGGTTTACCCGAGTCTCCAAAATCCGGGTGTAGGTGCCGCAGGTTGGGCACTTCACCGATTGTCCCTTGCGGGGTCGTACACGGGACGTTGCCACAGGTTGTTACCCGGAGGCCCTGCTC